TGTCCGTTGTCCCATCATAATGAGGACAATCCACTTGCCAATTCGATCCCGTGGCCGTAGCCGTCAGGATATTTTCAGCCGTTGCCGTCCAGCCTGTTCCTGTTTCCGGGTCGCCCACAATATCAGGACTCGTGTCAATCCATATATGCACGGGAGTTGTCGCGTCAAGCGTCTCCCCATACCCGAATATTATCCTCAGAATATACCCGCCCGAACCGTCCGGCAGCCGTAGAACCTGTTGAATAGTAGGCGCTGATAAATCGCCGGAGCCGTCATCAGCCCCGCCATAATCTGAGGTCGAGAGTTCGTCGGAGTAGGCCGACAACTCTTTCCCGTGGATAAAGGTTCTGGCCGTGACATTGAAGTTCGGCGCGTTTGTTATCATTGGCTTGTAGAAGTACCCGTAGAAGTAACCCGCCTTTGCCGGAGTAGCATTCCCGTCGGATTTGGGAACCCTGATCCCCTTTATCCTTCGCGTGAAATGCCCTTCATTAGAGATGTTCTCCGGGTCCTCGCCGTCTTTGAAAACGATGACGTCGAACCCGTCGATCCCGCCGCAATCATCAGCGTCACCGAAATAGTCATAGGTGAAGCGGACGGCCCAAAGCATATATTTTTGGACCGTGATCGTTTCGTCGCCTGACACTGTCTCGCGGGTAACCTCATTCTTAATAATAAGCGGCACTTCCGAGGCGGGCCATATTGCCCTGAAGTCACTCCACCATGCTTGACGCTTCGATAGTTTGCCACTGGAAAGAGCATTAAGCGTCGGCGGGTAGGGCGGAAATTCGTCTCTGTTGTTATCCTTATTCCACGCCGTAGCCGCCGGGGTCGTTCCCGTCTCTGAAATAACGGTGAGCCGGATAGTTTCTCTATCCTCTGTCGCCCTTATAGGTTCGCTAATTTCCGTGACATACCAGTTTTCGGAACCCGCGCCCGCGTCGAATGATACCCGGTCCATGAGGAAATAATTTGTCCCGTCATCTTTGACAACCAAGTCACATTTTTTCCGCTGAATACAGATAGAAGCATAGACTTGCTCCGCTATGGACTGAAGCGTTGTCAGAGAGGAAGTAAAATCCGTTTCAATCTCGTATGATTTTGAGTGGCCCACGCCATAGCGACATTGACGGCCTTCACTATCAGGAGCAAACCACGGAGGACGGCCTTTTACTATAACTGAATCGTACCACTCTTCCTGGGCGGCTTGAACAGGGACCTCACTCAAAAGCGTCGAGACATTCTTAATTGAAACTGACTTTGTGGATTTTCGATCTATGAAATACCACTTCCCGTCCGGGTTACGCCACCATACACACCCGGAGTAAGTGGCAAGGGAGGTAAGGCACTCCGAAATAGTCTTGTCCTCTGTGTTAAATTCATCCACGACAAGAGCCGTTCCCGTGCCTGTAATGACCTGGTTCCCCCCGGCGACGCCAAGAGCATTGAAACAAAGGGCGACGCATTCCGCAACGGTAAGGTCGTTCCCGGCAACCGTCTTCCAGAATGGGTTAGAAACTGAGCCGCTGGTATAGGCCCGCTTGCAGGATTGCCTTACACGCGCTTGTGAGGCCGTCAGCGTGGCGGTAACGCCTACCTCCTTAATCTCTAGCTCCTGGTCAATCACATTCCCGTTTAAGGTCAATTGGTCAACTTTTATCACGTCACCAACTTGGAGCCCTAGATTTGCTATCGTATCGGAGAAGGTCAACTTTCTATTATTCCTGACACAAGTAAATGATAGCGGATCTGTCGTTACCCGTTTTATTGAAGTCGCGTCTTTTTCGGCGCGCTTCATTCCCCCGATCCAAGTAGTGCTGACGGAGAAGGGATACCCGGTAGCTGTTTTCTTCGGGTCGGTAGTTACCGAACCGACATCAAGGTCGCCCTCGAACCTTGCCGTCACTCCACGAGTGATAATGATCTTCCATTGTCCGAACCCAGTGCTTTCGCTTGTCCTTAAAGTAGGATCGAGGGGGAGCGTCCAGAGACCGGAACCGCCAACAAAGTATCCCGTTTCGTTTCGGAATTTTAATGAGAGGTCATCGGCTACGAATGAATTGGTGTCATCCTCGAACCTCATGCAAAGGTCGCCTATATCATCATAATTAACCTTTGTAGATACATCGTATTCAGTCCCGGCGGGAGAGTATATTTTGACCGCTATTGCCATTGTCAACTCACCGGGAAGGCCGAGGAAACTGTGGCCGATTTTGAAGCGAGTTCAATAGTGACAGTTACACCGAAGTTCCGTTTTGAGATTGCCTTTGTCCTTTTATAACTCACCAATTCACAAGTAACCCAATTCGATCCGCCCGCGCTCGCGTCAATAACATTGTATTCAAGGTAGTATCCAGCAGCTAGAGAATTCATCACCGCCTCCAGGGTGACGTACCCGCCCGCGCCCGGAATATACTTGAGCGCCGGAGCCGTGAATGAAGCCTTTACGATCTGTCTGAAGCCAATTAAATAATTATCCGTTGACCTATCGGCAAGTTCAACCTCGTTTACGAGAGGTTCTCCCGTCGCGCATTCAACGTCTCTTCCTATTCCTACAAGCGGAGAGAATGTAGCCTGAACGGTTCCGCTTGCGTTCTTTGACCTCAAGTGGAAATAGGTATTGAATATCCCGGTTGACGTGGCAGTTGCGGTAAAGTCAATCCCGGTCGTGTTTGCGGCAAGGTTAAAAACATAGTAAGGGGGATTGAATGTATATCCCGCTTTCGAAGGGATAACGTAAACCAGTCCGTCGGTAGCCGCCGCGATAGTATAAGCCCCGCCGGAAGAGGTCGCGCTATCCCCGCCGCCGACAACTATCACGTCCGAAAGTGACCCGCTTATCGTTCCCGCTATGCTATGAGTCGCCATTATTTCACCCTCAAGTTATCATAATGCTTCTCTGCCTTTCGCATTGCCTTGTATCCTTCACGCAATCCATAAGCGCCCGTGAGCGCGTTGACAACAATCTGCTTATTCCCGCCGTAACTATTATTCGTCGTTTGATTGTATCCTGACGCGATAAGGCCCCTGAACCCCTCCGCGAGTTCAGCGGGGAGAATCATTTCCTTCTGGTGAGTCTGGACAACAGGATTTAACCCGCGAGGAATATCCATACCACCAGCGGCGGAATAATTTGTAGAACTTATCTTCGCTATTTGAGCAGCTCCCATAATACCCACCAGTATGGACGCGGCAATATTCCACCAACCTTTAGGTTCCCAAGAGAGTGCTCCCGTTACGGCTTCGGCGGTGTTTATGACAGCACCCGCATAGGCTAATGCCTTGCTTTGTCCGAATGTTTCTTGTGCCATTGATATCATTTGACCAGCAGCCTGAGTCGCGAATTGAACTTGTTGTTTCCCAGTTAAATCTGAAAACTTGACTTTCGCTTGCTGCATTGCCATCTCTGCGTTATACATCGATTTGGTTGCGGCAAGTTCTTTGTTTAATGCCGCCTTATGCGCGGCAAGTTCTTTTTTATTCATATTATTAGTATCGACCAAAAGTAAATCTTTAAGCCGTTCGGTATGTGTTAATAAATCCTCATCCATCTGCTTTTTATTGTCTAGTGCTTGTTTTGCATAATTGGTAGATTTTAAATAGAAATTCTTTTCTACCGCAAGTTTTGCTGATAAATCATTTTGAATATCTTCTGTTGAAGGCATACTGGGAGATTCTTTTTTTTCTTTTTCCGCTTTCCCCTCTTTAGGAGATAAAATATTTTGTAAACTTCCTATCTTTTTTGCGACCGTTTCTATTTCTTTTTGATACGCTTTCCATTCTGCCGTTCCCTGTTTCGTGGTTTTTGCCTGAGTAAGTCTTAAATCCTCAAGATAAGCGTTCATGTTGGAAATGTCTTTCTTCGCCTGTTCGACCTGACTTGATGAAAAAGTGTCCTGAATGACATTGACCTTATTAACTCTCGGGCCTTCTGCTAATCCGGCCAATTCCTTTTCATATCCTTCAAGTTTTTTGGTGACTGCTTCAATCTCTTTTTGATATTTATTCCAAGCCGGACTTCCTTCATTCAACCCTTTTTGCATACTTTGTAAATTCATTAAAGCATTTTTGGCAACGGCGATATTATCTTTCATCGCTTGGCTTGCCGGGTTCGTCATTGTGGGAACATCTGCAAATACATCATGAATCGCAAGGCCGAGCCGGACAATAGAAGCCGTTGTCTGTTCTACATAATATCCGGGGCCAGTTTTCCAAAAGTCATTCCACAATTCCTTGAATCTATCAAACGCCTTTGTATCATCATCTATTTTTTTGGCATAATCGCCGAATCTAGCAAAGAGTTTATCAAGAGCCTCTTGAGTACTTCCCGCTTTCTCTCCTAAAAGCATGGTTGCTTGCATAAGAGATCGCGGCTTGTTGGCTACCAATCCAGCGACAAGTTCTATCATCTCTCCATAACTATTCCCCGTTGTGATACTTAAACTCCATGCAAGAGAAGAAGCCTTTGTTGCCTGTTCATAATTCTGAGTTATGGGGATAAGCCTTCGCATTCCTCCGATAATATCTTCATCAGTCATGCCAAGCCGTTTCATAGACTTGGTAAATTCTTCCATCCTTTCCCTGGCATTCCCTACAGCGGGGTCAAATTGATATATCATCTCTGTTAATGCACCCAAAGCCCGATGTTCTTTTAATGCCTCTTCTGCTCCGGTTTTAATCCATCCTGTCACTTTATCTATAACGGACAAAAGGGCAAAAGCCCCGGCCAATTTACCAACAACGGCACCCAATCCTCCCATTGCCCCGCTTGTTTGTTCACTTGCCTTACCAGTATCCTTCAACTTCGCGTGAACATCGCCCAATTGCTTCTGGACAAGCTTCAGCGCTGCGTCCTCAGAGGTGGCTTTGACTTTTATCGCTATTTCAAACTGTTTATCAGCCATTAGTTCACCACCCTAACGCCCAAACCGCCGAAATAGCTGTTGAGCATCTTCAATTCCTTCTCTGATGGCGGGTCACAGTCAGCGGGCCGACCTTCCTGCACGTTCTTTTGGCGCTTGAAACACTCGAACATTGCAAGAAAATACTGCATTGGAAGCTGTAAAAACTCATGGGGAAGCCGTGTTCCGTTCGTTTTTTCGACCAAAAACATCGCATGATCCTCGAAAGACAGCCCGGTTTCGTCTGGTTTTGCGTCCGGCTCTGCCTTTTCATACCCGGCAAGGATGTATTCGAGGTCGTTGACTTCCGTAAACGCGTACCACGCTGAAAGAATCTGGGAAGTCGTGGCGTTCTCAAGGTCCCGTGGCGAGATTAAGTCCTCAAGAAACAAGGGAAGCAATAGGAGCCCCATAGGGCGCGGCAACGTCTCGAGCAGGGTAGGTATAGCCTCCAATAGCGGTTTATCGCCCTGTAGGGGCTTGAGGACAGAATAAAGGGTAATCCAACGGAGAACAGAGATAGGCGCGACGGTGTAGTCATGCCCTCCAAAACGACGGGGGGAGAAAGGGATAAACCTTACTCCCCCTATTCTAACCGTCCTTTCGAGCCGGACAAAATGCCTGAGTGCCATTTATCAGCTCTTGGGTTTCTTCAAAACGATCTTGAAGAGTTCCGTTCCGACGGTCGTAACCGTGCTATCGTAAACGGCTTCGAGTTCACAAGGAAGCTCCCACTGAGTACCTTTCTTGAAGGCTTCCTTCGTTTTGATCGTCGGCTTGCAACGCGGAATAATAATGTCGGCCTGGGTGTAAACGTCCGCGCCGGAGTTCCCGCCCCAATCAGGGAAGGTGAGCGAAAGCCCTTCCATGTGGAACTGCATTGTAAACCACTGGTCAACCTCAACCGATCCACGGCCCCATGTTGCCGTGCCGTCCACGGAAGCAGTTACCCAATCTACCACTACCACGTCGGCTCCTGCCGCGCTGGAGCCGGAGAGCATCGAACGGAACTGAAGGTCATACTGGAGAAGCTTAAAGGAAAGTTTCAATTCCTCCGCGCCTCTCATGGAACCAATCACGGCCCGAACATTATCAGCTTCAACCGGGGTGGTCTTTATCTCATGTGCCATCTCAACATCTTTGAGAGCACCGAGGTCTTTACACGCCGACGGAGTATAGCCATAATTGGCAACCCAAGCGTGCATCCCTACCGCTACAAGTGGGCCATTCAAAAGCCCTAGAACATTTATATCTGGTGCTGACGGATAAGTCATTGTGTCTCCTTTCTAAGCGGAAATGAATTCAACATTTACGCTGATAGTGTTGAATATGGTGTTAATTCCAAGCTCACGTTCGGAGCCGGAAATTGAAAATAGTACCTGGCGGCTGTCAATTACATAGGTTTTATCGCGGAAGGGGACCTTTAAGAGCGCCTCTGCGTTGTTCATAAGGGCCGATATTTTCTCCGCTTCGACGTTCGAGTCCTCAGGATAGTTTACCCGGAGAACAACATGAAGAGGAAAGGTCTCAAAATAAGCATTACTTGAATCATCTTTCCCTTCTGTAGGGTTCGACGCTTCTTCGATGAGATAGACCAAGAGGTTCGAGGGAGTATAAGCCCCGCCGTCAAAACAAGCATTCCTTGTGACTTTGCTCTTGCCGGAGTAATTCGCCGTCAAAATTGGAGTGACAAGGGTATCCTTGACGTATTGCATAATCAGTTCTTTCGAACAGTCTGCCATTGTCAGGCTCCCTTGTATGCGCGGGCAAGCGCCGCGTGAATTTTGTTCAGGATCGGCTGAGATTCGTCATCGCGGGCGGGTTGGAGAAAGGGACGTTTGGGGAGTTTCATTTTCCTTTCATACCCACTTACCGTGATTTCGATCGGTTTTGGCAAAGTCTTTCCGAACGCCTCCTTGATTTTGCGCTGATGAGTAGGAATTGATACAGTCCCGTCAAACCCAAGTTCATGAGCCGCTGCATATTTCTTATTCGTCCCGGTGTAGGCGTTAATTTCCTTGAAGGTATCGCCGTCTGCCACTACCTCTGCCCGCGTCGCGATAATCGAACCTCTGAGCCTTCCCGTTCGTGAAGTGAGTTTCCCGGGGATCGCCGGAGAGTTTTTCCCGCCACCCGTGACGAAATAAGAGCCTTTTGCCCGTTCCTTGATCTTCAACGCGCCCCATTCTACGGCCTGAATCAGCTCGGCAATGGTGTTTTTACGTCCCGCCGCCAAGCCGTTGATGGTTTCTTCAATGTTGGATTCAATGGAAAGCTTCAGCATTAGAGATACCTCAAGGCATAGGTTTCAAAAGCGTCACGGATCGCCGGGGTTATATCGCTGTCGAAATAGGTGTCCGTCTCCTTCGATACGCCAGTTTTTGACTTCTGGCCCAAATGTAGAGCGCCTTTGTTGCGTATCGCCGCGAGTTCGTAGACTGCCTGTCTCAAACCTTCAGGGATGGAAGCCGCCGCCAAGCCATAGGTGACATAGGCGAAGCATTCAACGCCTGAAGAGAAAGAATATCCCCGGAGTTTTATAGCATTGTCTTCGATGTAGTGACCGTAACTTGATACCGTCGTAACCGTTGCCGCCGATATGGCTTCGGTGTCAATGTAGAGCGTCACACAGGAAAGAAGCGGCTGGTAAGGGGCAGCCGGGCGGTAAATGCCGGAACCATCACCTATGAAGTGAAGCATGGTCCCGCTTACACCGCCCAGAACCCTATTAAGCGTTTGCCCGGTTATCCGTTCCGCGGCGGTCCATGCTGAATCTAGGACCCTTCCGAACACATCATCACGGGTAACGTCGTCTTCCGCTATGGCTATGAACCGCTTGAAGTTTACCAAGTCCTGTGCCAGGTAAATACTCATTTGCCTTTGCCCTTCTTGCCGAACTTCGCGCCGAGAGATTCAATGTCAGCGGCCTTGTTTTTCGACGGCTTGGGAGTAGGAGTCTCTTTCACTACCGGGACCTGAGCTTCCGACGGACCAGCCATAGGAGTCTCTTCAGGGACAGCAAAGCCGCGCTCAATCCAGAACTGAGCATCATCAAGGGGAGCGTCATAAACGCCCCCCTCTAGATAGTCCATGCTGATGTTGCCGTACCCGTTATTTACGCAGCCTCTTTGAGTGGACAACATCTTGACTTTCATGGTTATGTCCTCGCCGTCGCGGTGTGAGCGGCTACGGGTTCGTCTTCAGCATAGGTGAGGATCGCATCAGCAGAGGCAACCGCGTTGCCGGAGAATGCGATATTAAGCCCGACATAGCGCTCGTTCCCTTTGTATGCAGAGCGAACCGTGGTCTGGTCATCGCCCGTTCCAGTAATCGCGGTGAAGGTCCCTTCCATGTCGGCAGTTGCAACGGCAGTAGCCCCGGAGTCGGCAGTTGTCGAATGTTCATAAGCGGCAACAGCGACAGCGGCATCCACGACACCGACGTTGACTATAAACTCAACGGCCTGGAGTCCCTTCGTGTCAATCCATGAGGTTTTGGTGGTCCCTACTGTATACGCCTGCGCGTCCAAGAGGTGAACCACGGTGATCTTATTGTGAATATCTTTTGCACACTTCATAGCTTTCTCCTTTCTCTTCCGATTAGGAAGTGTGAGACTTCATCTTGGCAATCGCCGCCGCATTGACGAGTTTGAACCCGAGTCTCACCTTGTAGTAGAAATAGGTGAATCCCATTGTCAGGTAAGGGTTACGGATAAGTTCCACGTCGGCTCTTTTGACGATCCAGCAAGCCCTGCTCCAATCGCCGAAATAGATCGGATAGGCGCTTGAGCCGATGTCAGGAAGTTCTGGAAATTCGATTGCTTCTTTCCCGCCAAAGGTGAATTCGCCGGAAGTAGGATTGAATCCCACGAAAGGCTGGTATCCTGTAGTCAGGGCAAGCCCGTAAACGGTCGCGATTGTTGCACCGTTTGCGGCCCATTTGCCGTTCCTACGATACCCCTTTTTGACAGTCGTCATCAGTTTGGGAAGTGTGGCTATTGCCAAAGCGCCGGAAGCTCCTGAAAGGCAACTCTGAACCGTTTCTGCCGTGAAGCCCGTGGGTTTCCCGGCTCCCGTTCCAGAGACCACGTCAGCCGCGAATGTATACATGGACTGTTCGGCCCATTCGTCAGCAAGCCATGTTTCGAGGGGGAACATGGAATCGGAGACCATCTGGTTCGTGGCAAGCGGGTTCGCTTCATAGTTGAATGTGTGAATGTTGACCTGTTCGACGGTCGGTGAAGTTGTTGCGGACCTTGTTTCACGTTCTCCCGCAACGGCAACCGCCATGCTGGTAGTTCCCTTTTTCGGGATTGACAGGGAGTCACCCTCCGAGATTGTAAGGACCCTGGCAAGCTCCATCATGGGGCAATAGTCCACTTCGAGGGTGATCATCTCCCGGAGTTTATTCTGGGGAATGAGATACCCACCAGCGGGATCTGAATCGGTCGCGAGCATTTTCTTCCCAATGGGAGAAAGAGTCGCGACGGCCTTGTCCTCTTCTGTGAGATGACCGATGAACTTCTTATCCCCCGTGTGAAGGAACTTCTTCCATTCCCTGTCGAGCGCGGCCTTAGCCTCTTTTTCTGATACTTCCGCACTCTGAGCCGGAGGCGCATTGGACTTTGTTTCGAGGCCGTCTACCGACGCTTTGAGCGCGGCGGCCTGAGTTTTAAAAGCCTCCATCTCTCCTCGAACCTTGTCAATGTCAGTGCCATGAGTTTTGACGCTATCCTCAAGGGATTTCGTCATGCTTTTTATTTCATTTGAAAATTTGTCGAGATTTTCCTGTGTTAAATCCATGTTTGTCTCCTTTCTAGTTTTTGTTGAATAACCAATCTGCATTTAAGACAAGTTCCTTTTCGTGCTTTTGCGGCGAAGAGGGTTTATCAATAGCGGCTCCTTCGCTGAGGAGTGCCGATAATTCTTTGAATTCTGCCTTGAGTTCGAGAAGTTCCTCCGGGGAAAGGACCCCGGCCTTGATGTCATCGAGGAGTTGCTTGAAGCCCAGGCCCAATCCCTTGACATTGCGGACCCTGGCTTTCGGGTTCATGGGGAAGGTGACAAGAGATACTTCCCATAGGGCAATCTCTTTGATGTGCCGCGTAACGGAGCCGTCCTTTTCGGTGATGTAGTCACTCTTTACCGCGTCATAGCCTATTGACATTCCGAGAGGCATATCCTCTGCCTGATAGAATTTCATATCTTCGTAAGCGTCCTGGCCTTCTTTCTTGGTCATAATAAGCTTACCCTCTGTGACCTTGAGGGCTTTCGGCGCTTCCTCGACGCGGACAATACCAAGCCGCTTGGATGTTCCACTGTATGAGTCATGGTTGTCTATGAAGGGAAATTTGCCGTCTTTGTCCTTGATCGTTTTCGTAAACGACCCCGGCTCGATAACATCCCGCCCTAAATCTTTGTTGGAGAACCAAGCCGCCTCGCCCTGGAACTTGCCCGGCTCGTCGAGGGCCTTAAACTCCGTCATCTTAAACGTCTTGAATTCCATTTCAGTCCTCCAATATCGCGGCTATGTCACAAGTGCAATTCGGGTGCACAGGCGGGTCTCCGTTCTCAAAATCTTCATCAAAGGCAATGCGTCCCTGGTTATAATTTGCAAGGCAATCATCACAAGGGGCCTCTGAAATCATCCATGCCTTTTCCTTCACCAATTCACTGTCTTTCCACGTCTCCTGTTGAGATTTTATGTCCATATCTGCAACTTCAGTTCGGGCAATCATGTCAGCGCGCTCGCGGGAGAACCCCGTGCTTTCCATAAGGGCCTTCCTGAGTTCGGAAGTCGTTTGCCCTTCCTGTATTGCACGGGATACATCGCCCCGGATCGCGTCTCTCGTGGATTCAGATATCGCCCATTCAGATTTAGGGTTCACTACCAACTTACCGTCAACCCACTTCATTCCCACAAGGTTCGCGCTCTGAGTCAGCGCCATTTCAACCGCCTTATCATTTACAAGCCCGAGCATCACGGCGAAAGCCTCTTCCGAGAGAACGTCTTCCATTTGTCGGACGGTCAAAAGCATCCCATCCTTTGCCAATCCCTCATAAATCTCTTGCACTTCTTTGGGAAGGTCTTTAAACGCGCTGAGGTCAAGCTTAAGGAGAAGTTGTTCTATCTCTGCTGTCTGGTCAGGGGTCAAGGCTTTCATAGCCTTCTCCGGCTTGTAGGCGCTCAGGAGGGGCGATATAATATCGGATTTGTTCTTTTCGAAGAACAATTCGACCCTATCGGCAAGGCTTTTCTCAAACCTTCCCCGGCTGGCCCGTTCCCGGTCTATGGGCTTGAGAATCTTAGCCATTTGATTTATTTATCCTTTCTACCGTAATAAACAGTTCTGGAATTATTTTACCTTCAGGGACAAAATCAAAAGAATCATGAGACAACACTAAAGAAATAACACGCCTATCATGGTCTATAAAGGCTCCAATTATTTTTGCTCCAAATGGGATTCCTTCCATGATATTAACGTAGTATGGCAAATGGGAATTAGTAGTGAATAAAGTGGGTAGAACATCAATTGTAAATGAAACCCTTTTAAGACGTCTTTCAACATCACCCATGATTACACCCCTTCTTTTGGAGGTTCACCGCCCAGGACTTGCCCTCAGTCTGTAGGATCGTAGGTTGCGAACCCGTATAGAATTCCCCGCCGTCATCCTCCGCGCTCCAGCCGATCTCTTGACGTGCCTCTGTCTTCGTGATAAGCCCGGCCTGATAATCCTTCCTGAGACTATCCTTGCTCTTCTCCCTCTGTGCTGAAAGCGCCGTTATGCTGTCAATGTCAACGGCAAAAGTCACAGGCGGGGCGTTCTTAAATCTCAAATTGATAAACGGGGCCAAGAGGTTCAAGAGTTCGACGAATTGGGGAATGGTCGCCTCTGTGTAAAGGGCCTCTCGTGCCTCTGCAAAGTTCGCGTAAGTCTGGATGGAAGTATCACCCAATAGCTGAGAGGGAACGTGGGTGATGACTCCCACTTCTCGCGCCGTCATATTGATAAGCTGTTCAAATCCCATTTCGGCGGGAGTCAGACCGACCTTATAGGGCTTGAGGTTATGATCCGCGAAGAAGGTCTTCCCTGCTTTTGAAGAGCCTTTATACTTTTCGTCAAATGATTTTTGATGTTGTTCTGCTTGTTCTCTCGTATAGTTCGGGTTGTCCGTCGAGAACACCGTACCTACAAACCCGCCATTGTCAAGGACCACCTTGTTGTAATTCCGCGCTGAGTTATTCGTGTCAAGGGTCTTCTCCCCCGGCTTACAAACAGACGTGCCTTTGTATTCATTCTCCGGGTTCCACGTTCCCCACCAGAACACTTCGTCTTTGTTGTAGTCAATCTTTGCGCCCTTGCCCGGCTGGTATTCAAACCCGCCGATATACCCAAGCCTTGAGTTACCATTTTCATCCACTGCTGGTTTAACCGCCATACAGTTAGGGCCAAGCGGATGAAGCATAACAGGCGGTCGAGGGTTCACCGTTCCCCGTGGGTCCGGCCCCATAGCAAGCGCATAAGCCGCGCCACCAAGCATTTTATATCCCGTCATTACCGCCGCCCAAGTAGCAAGGGAAGGATAAAATTCGCAGGGCTTGGAAATGAGATTATAGGCGGGATGTCCAGTAGGCATATCCACAAGGGAAGGTTCGCCGTTTTGGTTTCTGCCCGGTATCATTGCGTTGACCTTGATCCCCTTAATCGCGGTCATTATCATGTCAATTGCGGAGTAGAGATACGGGTTCGCAAGGTATCCCATTTCTGCATAGGAACGATAATCATAATCAGTCCATTCGGCCTTGCCATTTGTCCACAGATACGACCCCGGAGCGCTGACATTCTGGAAAGCGGCCTTGAAAAGAAACTGTGCTACCCTTTGCCGTATGCTCATCAGATCACTCCAAAAGACGTTGTAGATTCAAAGAAGGGCCAATAGGCATACACTTCAGAATCTACCATGTCATCATGGTTCCCAATGGGAAATGATAAAAGTTCGTCTTCAAATTCCTGCTTAAGGGTTATATCTGTCGAATGGACAACAAAGCCATGTTCATAACGCGCCCTTAAAGACTGAGAACGCCCGACCTTGTCCTTTTCCTTCGAGCCGTATGCTTGAGGGTTCAAGGCGTGAATGGGTAAAGATGTCCGGCGTATCAATTCTTGAGCCGCCCAAGTCTGGGCCTGGACTGATTCAACCACGACCAGGGAGGGCTTCCAGCGCTCATACTTACCCTGGACAAAGGCTATGATGTTGTCCAGCGTCGCCCGGGTTCTGTCAACGTCGAGGACCCAATAGCGGAACCCGTCATTAACTCTCTCGCGCCCCATGACGGTGATCGCCGTGTAGTCTGCCAATGTGTTCTGGGATACGGCGAAGTCAACGCCCATCTTAATTTCAAGTTCAGAGAGAGGCGGGGGAGTCTTTGTCTGCAACCAATCGCGGTCAACCAATGCGCCCGCGCCGGATACAAACTCTGCCATATACTCCTGGGAAAACACAAGGGCGGGAAGGTCCCGCTTCGCTTCGTCAATCTCGGAGTTCGCGATGAAAGGGTTATCGTATGTTGTGGCGTGGAATGTCGCCCACCCTAAATCTCCGCGCTCACCTTTACAATGAAGATCGTAAAAATAATTCAATCCTTTAGGAGTGGAACAAAAATAAGCGTCGCCTTTATAGTCCGCGAGTGTTGGTCTTATGCTGTTCTCCCACCGCGTTTGAAAGTCTTTGACCATAGCACATTCATCAGCCCCGATCCTGGCATACCGCCGGGACTTTCCACAATCCTCGTTTTCCATTGACCAAAATTCAATCACTCCCCCGCCGTAAAGTTCAATCCGCTTGTCGCTATCAGAGCTTCGCTTTATCGCAGGAGTTAGAATCTCTTTGAGCATTGCATAGGGTTCTGTGAGTATTTTATACGTTGGAGAAAACCAGCCAAAGGGCAGACCGTCTGAAGCGGTGTCAATAGCGCGGTCTATCAATAAATCGGTTTTCCCGAACCGTCGCCCACAGCGAACAATATTGAACCTCTTTGACTTGGTAACAATCTCCTGTTGTTTCGGGTGCAATGGGTAACTATGGATTTCGTTTACCTGGGCAAGCTGGCTCATTCTTCAGCCGCCGGTTTGACTCTATCCTTGAGCCAGCGGAATTCAATATCTCCTGTAAGGTCCATACTCTCTTTAGGCTTGCCGACGGTATAGGCAAGGCCCAGAGCAATGTCTTTTGAATCGTCTGACGTGAGGAGTTTCCACATGAGAAACTTGCCGCGTGGCATTTTTCCAAGCCGGGGAGTGTCAATAATTTCCTTGAGGAGTCCTTCACCGTAGCCTTTGATTAAGTCAGCGGTAACAGGACGGCCTTTCTTGTTAATGCGAGGATCGCCCTTCTGAAAGGGTTTCCCTTTTCCTCTTTGGGTGCTTTTGGCTGTATAACTGCCTTGAGGTGTAGCTATGTTTCACCTCCACCTACAGAATGCACTCTAGATTTGGTTTTGTCAAGTAGTAGATGATAAGTCTTTAATAATGAACAGTTTATATATTTTAAATCAAATATAGATTTTAAATTGTTTTGGTAATTTGAAGTAGATTACAAGGGCTCATGGTTACTAATTCTCCTTTTTAAACGTGCGCTATAGGCTCATTTTTGAGAGTTAGACTTATATTCAAATAATCTAAAGGGCCACGGTTATTTCTTTTAATTTGACCATGCAGGCGCAAAGAAAAAGGGCTACCAAATGATAGCCCTTGCCCTGAGTGCCAAATTTTTAGTTTGTTTTAATAGCCCATAGTCACCTCGCTTTCTATCAATGGCTTAATTCAAATCCTTCAGCGCCCCGTGAAGCGCCCTTTGCCATTCTGGACTGTCGAGAAATAGGATCGCCTCTTCCTGTTCTTCCGCGTTGACGAACGTAACCACCGGGTAAAGCCACCGTTCCAGGCGGTTGAACAGCATCTCATTCTCCTCCTCGTAGGAACGGATACGGTCGCGGAGTGTTCTGAGTTCCGGGTCCTGTGGGTGCATTTTGTCCAGGCGTTGCTGGTCGTGTTTCATTTGGACAAGGTTCTCGTAGATAAGGGCGAGGTCGGTATCGGATTGTTTTAAAACCAGCTCGTCATTTTCGAGGGCTTTTTGTTCGGTATAGGTTCGCTCTTTAAGGCCGCGTAGAATACCGGTCTCATATTTGATTTTTTCTCGCTTTGCTCTGACAAGATCCCTTGTTATCTCATAGCGTTGTCTCAAGCGTATCCTCCTTCTCGCAATTTAGCACGGAGCATTTCGTCAGTCAATTCCGGCTTCCAGTTGTCAGGCTTTGGAGTTCTCTTTTCCCATGTGGTAAGGCAAGCGTGCCAGCATTTCATAGGTCTATTGCCTACTCTCCAGCCCACGGATTCATAGAAGGCAAAGAATGTTTCGGGGTCGATCCAGGTTTTTTTCTCCTCGAAATATTTTTTGACTTCCTCCAGGGAGGGCTTTTGAAAAACGCTTTTTCCCCTTGAGGGGGTAGGGGGTGTATTTTCTTTTGCAGGAGCAGGAGCAGGAGCAGGAGCAGGAGGGTTATTCTTGCGCGAATCC